GGACGGTAAGATTCGTCTTTACGATGCTCGGCGAAGAACCCTTCCTTATGGCTTGCTTTACAAGTCTTTGCAGTTTATATCCGAACGTGGCTATGAAGTTAAACTTGATCCCGATTTAAAGCCGAAAGACGTGCCAGAACAGGAAGAGCTTTTAGAGTTTATCAACTCGCTTGATATTAGAACTGGTGGTAAAAAGATTGAGCCAAGGGATTACCAAGTTGAAGCGTTTATTAGATCTATAGTACAACGGCGGTCACTTATTATTAGTCCAACGGGTTCAGGAAAAAGTCTTATCATTTATTTAATGATTAGATACTTCTTAGCAAATTACAAGAACCGAGCTCTGATTATTGTTCCAACAACTTCCTTGGTAGAGCAAATGAAAAAGGACTTTGCTGATTATAGTTCGCACGACCCAACCTTTGATGCTGATGTGTTGTGCCACCAAATTTATTCAGGAAAGGAGAAGCACAACTTTGAAGCTAATGTTGTTATCACTACTTGGCAAAGCGCTATTAAGTGTGGTAAAGGATGGTTCACTCAATACGGTATGGTGATAGGGGATGAAGCACATTTGTTCAAAGCTAAAAGCCTTAATTCTATCATGAACAATTTGTCAGGTGCTGGATATAGAATTGGTACAACAGGTACTTTAGATGGAAGCCAGTGTAATGAACTTGTTCTTATTGGAAACTTTGGTCCTATACACAAAGTGATTACTACAAAGAACCTTATTGATAACGACACACTCGCCAATCTTAAGATTCAATGTATTGTTTTAAAGCATGATGACGTGTTGAGAAAGGCTGCCGCTAAGATGGATTATCAGGCGGAGATTGCAACCATTGTAGAGCATCCGCTGCGCAACGAGTTTATATCAAAGTTGGCACTAAGCCAAAAAGGAAACAGCTTGGTGATATTCAATCTTGTCAAGAAACACGGTAAGCCACTTTATAATATGATAAAAGAAATGGCTGACGATGACAGAAAAATCTTTTATGTTAGTGGAGAAGTTAACGCCACTGAAAGAGAAACGATTCGTGAAATTACCGAATCGGAAAAGGATGCGATTATTGTTGCTTCTGCAGGAACTTTTAGTACAGGCATTAACATTAAAAACCTTCACAACATTGTATTTGCAGCGCCAACAAAAAGTCAAATCAGAGTTCTGCAAAGTATTGGTCGAGGACTAAGAAAGTCAGATGACGGCCAGGGTACTACCATTTACGATATATCCGACAACCTTTCATGGCGCAAAAGAAAGAACTATACAATGAAACATGCGCAGGAAAGAATTGAGATATATACTAGAGAAGGTTTCAATTACAAAGTTTTTGAAATTCAAATGAATATGCCTGATGATACCAAGTGACGATTACCTTAACTACCTTAACAATGTTGATATCCGCGCAATCACAACTACCGCTGGTCGATGCATTGTTGGTGAATACCATAGCAGCGATGAACATGGTTTGTTCCTGATTAATGCGTTTGTATTTGAACCTTTCGCGGTTGAACCACTTTATCCTTTTAGCTTTAATGTTCCTTTCCTGATTCTTGACGAACGAATTGAATCAGAGATGGCTGCAGGAATTGCCTTGAAGAAACAGTATTATGATCAGTATACTGACTATAGAATCAAGATGTTCGAGGATGAAACTCTGGATTAAACTTCAGCAGTGTTTTAAATCTTGATAAGATTATTATACCAAAATTCGATAAACATGTAAAGGATAAAAGTAAGAAAAGTTAAAAAAGTTTTAGCTGATTTTTATTTACATAAGTCCTGTTTATTGATATAATTAGAATATGCCAAATCCAAGTAAGAAACGTACTAGGCGGAGAAAGGACTCTGTTGACTACGTTAATAACAAAGAATTCGGAGAAGCTGTAGCGGCGCATGTCCGAGGAGTAAAAGAAGACGAAGCCAAAGGCGAAGAGACGAGACCAATAACCGATTATGTTGGTTTATGTCTTTATAAAATCGCAAATGGTTTATCCCGTAGCCCCAACTTTATTAACTATACCTACAGAGAGGATATGGTTATGGATGCTGTAGAAAACTGCGTTAAGGTGATTAACAATTTTGATATTGATAAGCCAACCCGTACCGGTGTTCCAAACGCTTTTAGTTACTTTACTCAAATCAGTTACTTTTGCTTTCTTCGTCGAATCGCAAAGGAAAAGCGACAAACCGAAATCAAGCAAAGGATAATCGACAACACTTCTATTGATGCCTTTGCCGAATTTGGTACCGACGATATTAACGCCATTGGTGAATCAATTGTTGAAAGAATGCGTCACCGCAATGGCATGTGGGACGATGATTGCTGGGTCGATCAAGACGAGGACAAACCACCACCAAAGAAAAAGAAACGTGGACGTCCTGCAAAAAAGGCTGTCACCAACGGTCCTTTAAACGAATTCTTTAAAGAAGATGAGTAAGATAGTAGTAATTACAGATACACATACCGGTGTTAAGAACGGCAGTGAGATCTTCTTAAATTACGCAGAAAGGTTTTACGAAGAAGTATTCTTTCCTTACTGCAAGAAGAACGGTATCACACAGATTCTTCACCTTGGTGATTACTTTGATCATCGGCGGTTTGCCAATATCAAGGTACTTGCCCGTAACAGAAGTATGTTCATTGATCGCCTTAGAGAAGAAGGTATGACCATGGATTTGATCCCAGGCAACCACGATGTTTTCTACAAAAACACAAATGATTTAAATAGCTTAACAGAAATTCTTAGTCATTACGATGACGTAATTAACCTTCACATGGATCCAACGGTAGTCAGTTATGATGGCTTGGATATTGGTTTACTACCTTGGATCAATGAAGAAAATTACGAAGAGTGTATTGACTTTATCAAAACAGTAAAGGCACCGTTTCTTGGTGGCCACCTTGAGCTTGCAGGATTTGATATGATGAAAGGCGTTCAGTCTTCTAGCCATGGAATGGCATCGGATATCTTTTCCAGATTTGAAACCGTGATGAGCGGTCACTATCATACAAAAAGTACAAAGGGTAACGTTCATTATCTGGGTACTCCTTATGAGCTTACTTGGGCTGACTGCGATGATCCAAAATACTTTCACGTAATTGATACCGAAACACGGGAGCTTACTCCGGTTAGAAATAAGATTACGATTTACAACCGAATGCGATATGACGACATTAACTCAACCGATGATGTTGCGGCGGAGCTGAAAAAGATTAACTTTGATGTGGTAAGTGGATCATACATTAAAGTGGTTGTGGTTAACAAGAAGAACCCGTTTCTTTTTGACAAATACATTGATGAAATTGTTGCTAGGAATCCATTTGATTTAAAGATTGTTGAAAACTTTGACGAATACCTTTCCGAAAACGTAGATGAAACTGCGCTTGAGTTAACTGATACAATCACCCTTTTAAATACATATGTGGATTCGGTTCAAACTGACTTGAATCGAGATCGCATTAAAAATAAACTTCAAGAGCTTTACGTCGAAGCTCAAACCCTAGATGCACTATGATTAATTTTAAGACAGTGGAATATAAAAACTTTCTTAGTGTGGGATCAAACCCAATTAAGATTAACTTCATGGATTCTCGTTCAACGCTGATCGTTGGACATAATGGTTCGGGTAAGAGTCTTATGCTTGATGCGTTAAGCTTTGGACTTTTCGGTAAACCCCATAGAGCAATTAATAAGCCTCAACTTGTTAATAGTATCAACGGAAAGAAGTGCGAAGTAACAGTTGAGTTTAGTATCGGCACAAAGGAATACAAGATTGTTCGTGGTATTAAACCTAACATCTTTGAGATCTGGGTTGACGGTGAAATGATTAACCAAGAATCACATTCACGGGATTATCAAAAGTTACTTGAAACAAACATCCTCAAGCTTAATCATAAAAGCTTTCACCAGGTTGTGGTTCTTGGTAGTTCAAACTTTGTTCCGTTTATGCAGCTGCCTACTTATCAAAGACGGGCGGTAATTGAAGATCTTCTTGATATTAGTATTTTCTCGAAGATGAACCAAGTGCTAAAGGAATCGAGTGGTAAGCTTAAGGATAAGTTAACTGAAGCCGAACACGATCTGGAGTTGGTCAAGTCTAAAGTGGCAATGCAAAATAAACACATTGACAAATTGGTAAAGATTGGCGAAAGTAACGACGCAAAATATGATGAAGAACTGAAAGAAGTTGAAGAGCAGATTGACGTATACATTAAAAGTAATCAGCAGCTGCTTGAAGAGTATCAGGAAAAGTATCCTGTTGCTAAAGCAAAGGTCGACAAGCTTAATGAATCAATTGCAAGCATCAGCGATAGTGATAAAGGAATTGCAACAAACATTAGTACGGTTGATAATGACATTAAGTTTTATACTGATAACCGTTCTTGCCCGACCTGTCAGCAG